TGTATGTCGATAGTCCCATTTTGTATGTCTTTCCACCCGAATGATCGAGTGCCTATGTGTCCTATTTGTCGAGATGTATCGTGATCTACATATACATCGTACCCTGTGTCATGACACTTAACGCAGAAGTGAATATCCTCACCTATGATTGCGCCATGATCGCTCCACATTACATTAAACCAAGGGCGAGATACTTTTCTAAATACATCTGCCCTGACTAATGTAAATCCAAATCCTACTGCTGTGCATTTCTCGATGCCGTTATTGTTTAACGAATCAATCGGAATCCAGCTATGTTCTTCTGCATTTTTTACTACCAAGTTTAAAGCCGTAGGCTTGATTGGCTCTCTGCGAGTAGTCGCATTGACACCAACAATATCTACATTGTGTTTCAGCATTTCATGCAGCGTATCTTTCGGGAATCTCATGTCAGAATCTACCCACATTAGGTATTCTGCACCCCATTTCAACGCTTCTTCTGCTAGTCGTTCACGCTGGGTAAAGATTAGCGTACCCTGCATTTGCAGCAGTTCTATCTCTACTTTCCCTCGTAACGCCTCGTATTGCACTAATTTAGCTAGGTCAAAGCAAAAGCCTGACATCAGTTCATCCCTACATGGGACACATATTGCTACCTTAGTTTTCTTTTTCATACCCTGCCTGGTCTTGTTCTGAAAAAACGGTTATCTGGGTCATTTAGAAACTTCCTAAATTCCTTCTCGTTTATTACGGCAAATCCACGCATAATGCCCTTGCGGTTAAGGGTATCTACTATGGTAAATGGTAGGCTAGCGATCTTAGTCATATCGCCCCACTTATCATGCACAGAACCAGCGTTATACTGGGCTTTGTTCTGTTCTACAATCTCGGTAACATCTTGGCTTGTTCTAATGATTAAGCCGCCTTCACCGTCATCAGCCGCTACCGATAGTTTTTTGGCTGACTGGTCTGCTTGCAGTAGTCTTTTCACAGGACACCTATAGAAATAGAGGCGAGTTTCCCCGCCCCTATTCTACATCAATTACAGTGCAAAGTTCAAGTCTGCTGCGATACCATGAGCAGCTTCGTTACGCATTTCCAAGGTCAACTCAGCGATTAACTGGGTCTTCTCAGAGTCACCAGTCTTAGCCAACTCAATGGTTTGGAATGGGCGCAAGTAAGCCAATGCTGCATACTCAGGATCAACTACGATTGCGTCACGGGTACGCATGAAACGATCTGGAACAACAGAGATTGAACCAAAGTCGCTCAAATACACATCAGCAGCGCCGATGATCGTGGTTGGAGCATCACCAGGAGCCATGTAACGCTGTTCTGCGATACCTGTAAAGCTAGATACTTTCTGTTTGCCGATTGGCGAAACATACAGAACCTTAGGATTACCACCGTTGATGTACGCCTCACGGATAATCTCTTTCAAGATTGTTTCTGTGAAAGTACGGGTGTTACCGTCAGTACGGGTAGAAGTACCTGGGGTTGTAGGATCAGCACCAGAAGTTGCATCAAAGCTGGTGTTGGACTTGAGCCATGAGAGCATAGAACCCATTGTGCGGGCAGAGCTTGACGAACCAGCCGATTTGCCTTGGTTAGCAAACAGGATAGCTTCAATATCACGCTTGATCTCAGAAGATGCTTTAGCCAACTGATAAGCCTTCTCAGACTTACGACCAGCTTTGTCTACAGCTTCCAAAGTGCCTGATACCTGAATTGTCTTACCAACGATCTGTGTATAGTTACCAATACGGAATGTTGGAGCAGCAGTTGTAGCTACAGCGTCATCGCCTTCAACGAGGGCGTTAGCGGTAGTAGCAGCAGCAAGGCTGTCAGTCTGCCACTCATGGTAAACGGCAGTTGCTTTGCTCTTAGCCAAAGTCGACATTAAAGGCGTGTCGGTTGGGCTAATGTTATAAATCATATCGGACAAGTCCTCACGCAAACCACCACGAGTTGAGCTTGTGTCGTGTACTGTATATGTACCTGTAGGTGCAGTCATTTAATTCTCCTTAAACAAATTTTTCAAATAATTTAGCAGCGTCTGCAACTTTTCCAGACTTTTTAAACTGCTGTCTTAACTTCTTGGTTTGCTCTGCCTCTAAACTGCCTTGCGGTCTTGATGTCCCTGATTTCAGCATCTTAGGCGCTTGTGCTACCTGTTTAGTAACATTGCCCTTGTTGCTCATCAGTTTGTCATACTGCATTGCTTTGTACAGAGTCAGAACGGCACGGGAGTCATAGACTTGTGCCAGTTCATTGGCTTGAAAGCCGATACTCTCAGCGTACTTGCGTATACTGGTTCGTACCTGCTCGCCCTTCTCAGGATCAGCATAATCGGGTAGGACAGTCTTTAGCTTTTCAGCCTCAGTAGCCACTACACGCTGTAATTGCTCGGCTTGCTCAGATTGTTGCATTTGTGCAATTCTGGCTTGCTCGGCTCTGATAGCGTATAACTGCTTTTCCTTTTCCGACTTTTCTGCAACCCTTACGGCATAGCCGATTGGGTCTACTTCCTTTAGGGCATTCAAGTCCTCGCTTGGCGTTTGCGATTTGAGCGCTTGCTCAATGATCTGCAACCGTTGTGCGTAGGTGTCCCGTAATTGTTTTGCTTGCTCTACAGCAATGTACTCAGCTTCTACAGCTTTTCGTTGCTCTGCAAGTTTTTGGGTTTTTTTAGTATAGTCAGCTTCTCGTTGGTAGCCTTTAACAAGTTCATCCTGCGTAACCTCGTACTCCTGTCCTTCTACTTTGACACGATAACGGGGTTGCTCTTGTTCCTGTTCTTGCTCCTCTGAATCATCCGATTCATACGATTCCTCGTATTCTTCTTCTGCTTGGGCGCTTGCTGCCTGTTCTGGTTGCTCATTAGTTTGCTCTTGCGAGGCTTCTGATGCTTCCATCATAGACAAAAAACT